ATATTGTTCCGTAATAAAAGAAAATAACAAAGGCATCTCCAATAATTCTATATTTAAATCACCTTCATCGTCTAAATACTTATCGCTTTTTAATTCCTTCAAATGAAGCCACAACCTTTTTCTTCTATAAACTATATCACTATTATCTATGTCTTTTTCATAATCAAGTATTGTGTTTATTATTTCATCCTTTCTTTTTTTATTTAACTTATATCTTAATTTTTCATCATGCACATTATAATATTCAATAATTTTTTTCAATTCACCAACATTACAATTATATAAATAATTCATTTCATATGCTAAATGTTTATCTTCATCAGAAAAATTAATACTATAATCTTCATAAAGTTGGTGTATGTAAATGTTAGTATTTCGATCTAAATTAACACGATTTAAATTATAAACTATATTTTCTTCCATTAATATTAATATTAATATTAATATTGTTCTTTAATTTTGTTTTATAATATCTATTAAATCCATATATTTAAACCTGGCCTTGTTAGACAACCCTGGTTTGTCACGCATAGTATTAAACTTATCCTCAAAATTACCCACTTTATCTTTGATTTTTTTCATACCAGTCGTGACTACCAGATAAATATTCTCAATAATCTCCTCTACAACCTTTTTATTATCACTATCTAAATTATTTTCCAATAATGTATGTAGTTTTGAAAGCATATTTAATACTATATCTACATCAATCGTTTCATTTTTCATAAGATTTGTTATAAATAAACTAGTAGCTTTTCTTTTTTCATTAATTACATTTACTTTACAAAACCGATCATAATCCTCTTTTGGATCTACCAACTCTATGTTTTCAAATAACTCCAAATACGTGTTAATATTATTATCTAATATATTTTTTAATATATTATATTCACTAATCATACTACCATAAAGAGTAGCATATATCTCGGAATAGAATTTATTACTACTAGCTGTATCAAAAATAAAATTACATATTTTATTAATATGTGTTTCATCATTAGTGTCTATAATTAGTTGAACATTCTCCTGAATTTTTGGTGTAATTTTTTCATAATTAACGTTAGTTAATTTATTAAGTAAAGAACGTAATTCACTTATAGTTTTGTCTATACCTTCATTCACGTTCATCTCTGTTTTTTTTAAAGGAGCAATTGGTTCTTTTCTTTTAATTTCTTTTTTTTTAACAAACACAGGTGTTTTTGAGTATGTAGTGGCACCTACCGTATTTGAAAGCATCTCAATCATTTCAAGTGTTTCTTCAGGTAATGTAATATTATCAATACTAATTTTCTCAATTTCATCTATTTTGTATACTTTGGTTGCCATACTATAATTATACTTTTAATATTATAATTTTTATATCAATTTAATATTAAATATATACATACTTAAACATATTAAATAATTATTAATTACATGAGTTCATTAGTAGAAACTACATTACAGGATGACGAGATAATCGATAAAAAAGAATACGAAACATTTGAAACATGGGAGGATTCTAATTTAAATTTAAACGAAAATTTATTAAGAGGTATTTACTCTCATGGATTTTCTAAAGCTAGTCCTATACAACAAAAATCCATAATTTCAATAATTAATGGTAAAGATATTATAGCACAAGCACAATCCGGAACAGGAAAAACAGGTGCATTTTCTATCGGTGCATTACAACGCATAAATGTAGACGATAATACAACACAAATATTGCTTTTATCGCCTACCAGAGAACTAGCAATTCAAAGTTATAATGTTATTTGCAGTCTTTCAAAAAATATGGAGATTGATGTTAAATTATTTATTGGCGGTACTTATCTTGAAAAAGATATTAGTGATTTAAAAAATAATACACCGCATGTTGTTATAGGGTGCACGGGAAGAGTATACGACCTAATGCGTAGAAATCATTTAGATTATAAGAGTATTAAGCTAATGATATTAGATGAAGCTGATGAAATGTTATCGGTTGGATTTAAGGAGCAAGTTTATGAAATATTCCAATATTTAAATAATGACATACAAATATGTTTATTTAGTGCAACAATGCCTACAGAAATAGAAACTATGACTAAAAAATTTATGCGAGATCCAATTAAAATACTTGTCAAAACTGAAATGTTGACCCTTGAGGGCATAGCACAATATTATATTGCTTTTGATGATGAACGCTCGAAGTTTGAGGCATTAAAGGATTTATACACGTTAATATCAGTATCACAATGTATAATTTATTGTAATAGTACTAATCGTGTAGAAGATCTATATAAAGCTCTTATAGAGGATAATTTCCCTGTATGTAGAATTCATGGAAATATGTCAAAAGAAGATAGAACAAATGGTTATAAAGATTTCATTGATGGTAAATATCGCGTTCTTATCTCTTCAAATGTTACGGCAAGAGGAATCGATGTTCAGCAAGTTAGCACTGTTATAAATTTTGATATACCGAAATGTCCCAGAACATATCTGCATAGAATTGGACGTTCAGGTAGATGGGGGAGAAAAGGGACTGGCATCAATTTTATAACTAAATTTGACGTTCCAAAAGTAAAAGAAATTGAACAATACTATAGAACAGAAATAAAAGAATTCCAAGTTAATACCTCATTAAGTTAAATTTGTTATTTTTAAATAAAATTTATTATTAATGTATGATGAAAATACAATTAATGATTATTTTAATTTACCGATATCATATTTAAAAAAAAAAGAAATGTTAGATAAAGATATTGTAAGCGATTTAGAATTAACAGAAGTTCATAATGAAGATTGTAAACCAATCTATCACGAGTTATTTAACCCAAACGATGCTATATCAAAACAAGTGTGTAATCAATGGTCCAAATATTATACCGATGATATTAATTTCTTGAAAGATTCTAAGAATTTATATAAAAAAATAGAATTTAATAATGAAACAAACAATAATGAAACATTCTCTAAAGAATGGTTTGTTATTATGAATAATAATGATTTTTTAACTAAATATCATTTTGTTGATTTTAAGTATCTACAATCTTTTAATACAAATGCTAAATTTTTATGTTATCTTTCAATATACAATATTACTTCTCCTGTCATAGCATTATTATCGCCTATTATAATACTCATTATTCCTTTTATTATATTAAAATTAAAGGGAATACCTGTAAATGTAAAAGAATATAAAAAAACCATAAGTGAAATTATGGGAAAACATGCTGTAGGTAATTTTTTTAAAAACTTTAATAAGGTTGGATTAAATAAAAAATTTTATTTAATTTTTAGTTTAGCATTCTATTGTTTTCAAATGTATCAAAATTGTATGTCTTGTAGAAAATTTTATAAAAATCAAAAAGAAATACATGTTTTTTTTGATGAAACAAAAACATACATTAAAAATACAATTAAAAACATGGAGCATTATTTAACGTGTTCAGACAGTTTATCTTCATATAAGAATTTTAATAAGGATGTCATTAAAAATAAAAAAATATTAGAATCGCATTATGATAGGTTAAACAAATTGGTTGATATACAATACAATCTATCTTTTTATAAAAATATAAATCAAATTGGTCGTTTGATGAGAGAATTTCATCGCACACGATACGATGATTCGTTAAAATCAGCCTTATTATTTAGTCTTGGATTTAATGGCTATGTTAGTAATGTATGTGAATTGAAAAAACTATTAAAAAGTAAGAATGTAAATTTTTGTAAGTTTACAGATAATAAATTAAGATTCAATGATGTATTGTATCCATCATTACATAATAGTCCTGATGTAGTGAAAAATGATGTTATTATTGATAAAAATTATCTTATTACTGGTCCAAATGCTGCTGGAAAAACTACAATTATTAAAACAGTATTATTAAATATAATATTTTCGCAGCAAATGGGTCTTGGATTTTATAAGAGTGCATCTATTGACCCTTTTAAGTATTTGCATTGTTATATTAACATACCTGATACCTCTAGCAGAGATAGTTTATTTCAAGCTGAAGCAAGGCGATGCAAAAATATTATTGAAAATGTAAATAGTGATCTGGAATGTACGCATTTCTGTTTATTTGATGAATTATATTCTGGTACAAATCCTGATGAAGCTTCTGCAAGTGCATATGCATTCATAGATTATTTAACCAAAAATAATAATGTCAAATTTATTTTAACAACGCACTTTATCGATGTTTGTGAGAAATTGGATTCAAATGAAAATATTAAAAATTTCCATATGGAAACAGAATTGAAAAATAATAAATTATGCTATAATTATAAAATTACAGATGGTATTTCTAAAACTAAGGGCGGTTTAGAGGTATTAAAACAAATGCAATATCCTGAAAAGTTAATAAATAAGGCTATTACATTTAAGTAGTGCGGTTAAATAATATAATTTTTATTCCTACATTTTTATAATGATGGCTATGCTTGGTTCTTCACTGCTCAATTTAGGCATTATATTTTTAATATTTTCAGTAATTATTTACATTATTAAGAATAAACTTTCTGATATGGATAAAAAAATTACGTCTCTTTCAAGTATTATAGAAGAAACCATAAAATCTATAAACACACAAAACACAACATCGCGAGTAACACCAACCGATGTTAAATTAGAAAAACCTGTTGTATCTGACGACGAAAATTCTGATGATGAGGATTCGGACGATGACGACGAAAGTTATAAACAATTCTCTTCGGCAACTGACATCCTGTTGAAAAATAACAAAGACGATGGCAAACAATATGATGATGATGATGATGATGACGACGATGACGATGATGACAATAAGGTGGTCGTAAAAGAAATTTTAAGCAATAATGTTGATTACACGCATCTATCACAAGATATAGAAAAAGAACCATTATTGGATGAGGTTAATTTATTACAAAGTAATCCGGATGTTGACCCTGTTTTAGGAATGGCATTTCAATCGTATGACTCAATAGATGATAATATTACAGCACAAACTCATGCCGATGGCTTCAAGAATACACCTGAACCAGGTGTATTTAAAGAAAAAGAAAAAGAAAAAGAAAAAGAAGAAGAAGAAGATTATAATTTATTAAACGTAAAAGAACTAAAAAAATTGGTTAGTGGAAAGGGTGGAAAAGTTTCCGGAAAGACAAAAGATGAACTAGTTCTTTATTTAAACGAAAATAAAGAATAATTGTTTTCTCATAAGTAAATATAAATGAGTTGGGCTACATGTTATTCAGGTTCTAATAATATACATTCTGACTATCCGGCTTTAATGTCGGATGGAAGACATTTTACTGATTGGAGATTGGGTGCTGTTATAAATGAAAAAATTAAAAAAAAATACAATATCAAAAGTAATGCTGATTATCAACAATATCTTTCAAATAATTCACAAAGAGTAGTGAAAGAAAACATGAATAACGCAATGAAAACTTGTTCCAATTATACCATTAATAGATCTAACAATTCAACCAATAATGTACCGTTTTTGTACACATCTAAAAATAAACATATGACACCTTATGGATACAGCAATAGTGACTTAAAAAATATATATCTTTCAAAAGTTAAACTCAATGAGAAAAAAATAACACCATTTATAACTTTAAATTCACTTAATAAATTGTAGATAGATAACATAAATGTATATTTTATCTATCGATGTAGGAATCAAAAATTTAGCACATTGTTTAGTAAAAACAACCAATAATAGTTATGAAATTGTTTTGTGGGACACTATTAATCTAACTGATGGATTATTACCTATATGCAATAATGTTAAATGTAATAGTATAGCAAAATATTATGATGATAATAAGTGCAAATACTGTATGAAACATATTAAGTCATCTAATATGATAATTCCAAGTAAATCACTATTAAAATATAAAAATAGTACGCTTAAAGAATTGAACAATTCAATTGAGTTACATAACATTCCTTTAACAGAAAATATAAAGACTACAAAAACTACTTTAATAAATGATATTGAACGATTCTTAAATACTAAATGTGTTAAACCGATTGAAAGTAATTTAACTTCTGAAATATCGCTTGTAAAATTGGGTATTAGGATTAAAGAAGAATATGATATTATTTTTAAGGATTATGAAATTGATCAAGTTGTTATAGAAAATCAAATTAGTCCAATTGCTACCAGAATGAAATCATTACAAGGTATGATTACTCAATATTTTATAAATAATAACATACATGATATACATTATTTGTGCTCAGTAAATAAATTAAAAGATTATACGGAACATAAAAAAGGTACATATTCTGAGAGAAAGAAATTAAGTATTGGTATAGTAAAGGATATTTTAGAGAAAGATAATAATAATTGGTTAGACAGATTTAACAAAAATATAAAAAAAGATGATATGGCAGATACGTTATTGCAAGTTCTATATTTTATAAAACATAATAATTAATAATTGCGTAGAACTTAAAATTATATGTTATTATTAATTCATAATGGATGGACCAGAAATTATAAATATTGGATTAAATGATGCCAATTCTAACATTAGAATTGATTTGGAAGAAATACCTAGTTCAAATATGGGTGCAGGTGTTGAATTACTAATGAATGAAAAAAAAATCTCAAAAAATGATTCCATGAGTAATGACATCAATATTAACGAACTTAATGACTTAGAAAGTGAACTTAACAATTTATCAGATTCAATCGGTATTGGGAAACAAGATGATGGACCATCGTCGTCCGTATCATTTGATTTAAATAGTAATAAATTTGACAAAACCCCCCGCGATGTAGGGGGTGATGATCATAATAATAGTGGTGTAGGAAGATCCACGTCAAACGATATGAATAAAGACACTAAAACATGGGATGGGTTCGGTAAATTTAACGATGTGCCTATAAATCCGGATGCGAATGCCAAAAAAAAACCTGAGATAAGTAAAGAAGAGTTGTTACATCAGAAATTCAAGTATTTAAGAAAACTCGAAGATTTAGAAAATAAAGGTGTTCAGCTAACCAAGAAATATACTATGGAATCATCTTTATCTGAAATGCAAGGTGAATATGAAAATATTATAAATGAAAAACAGAGATCTAATAGTGTCAAATTTCAAGGTAAAATGTTAATGGCGGTTATTACTGGTCTAGAGTTTTTAAATAATAGATTTGATCCATTTGATCTAAAACTTGATGGATGGGCGGAACAAATAAATGAAGGAATTGAAGATTATGATGAAATATTCGGCGAACTTCATGAAAAATATAAATCAAAGGCTAAAATGGCGCCAGAAGTGAAACTTTTATTTCAGTTAGGTGGTGGAGCAATGATGTTGCATATGAGTAATACAATGTTTAAGTCTGCGATGCCGGGTATGGACGATATTATGAGACAAAACCCTGAATTAATGCAACAATTCACACAAGCTGCGGTGAATTCTATGGGTGAAAGTAAACCAGGATTCTCAAATTTTATGAATGATGTAATGCAAGAAGAACCCATACCAGAAAGAGTAAATCCATTTCAACAAAGAACTCCAGTAAACAGACCTAGTTCCAGTGTACGCGAAGCACCTGAACGTTCAATGAGAAATGATATCAGTGAACCTAGGTCCGAAATGAAGGGACCATCCGATATTTCTGATATTCTAGGTGGTATCAAAACAAAAACAGTTAATATTAAAAATCCTAATGAAGAAGGCAGTACGGTTAGTTTATCTGAATTAAAAGAAATGAATGACAATCTTAAAATGCCCAAAAAATCTACTTCTAACCGAAGGAAAAAATCTGACAAGAATACAGTAAGTTTATCATTCTAAATAATTTAAATCTATCATTAGTAATATAAATAATGATTACCGATAATACCAAAGATGATGATTTTTTATTTTTATCATTAAATAAGCATCCAAGCTTTGGACAACTTTCACAAGAGGAGAAAAATTCATTAGTAAATTTAATTCAGAAAATTAGAGAAGATGGTGCGTCAGGATATTGGTTAATTTCGCCAAGCGAATTAGAAATCAATAACCTCCCATTTGCAAATGGTTCTTTCTCAACCGTACACGATTGTGTATGGCGTGGTGGGAATGTAGCAATTAAAAAACCTCGTTATAATAAAATAACTAACTTGGCGGAATTTTTACGTGAAATAGAAGTATGGAGTACTATACGTCATCCAAATTTAGTTCAGTTTATGGGAGCATCGTTCGATGAATCCAAAGAAGAAATTTACATTATAATGGAAAAAATTAATGGTCATAATTTGAAACAATGTATTGGTAAACTTAATTTAAATAAAAAATATGTTTTAATAAATCAACTTATTGCATTATTCAAATTTTTACATAATTGTAATCCGCCAATTATTTATCGCGATCTTAAACCTGAAAATATACTTATTGATAATAATAATAATATTAAACTTTCTGACTTTGGATTAAGTAAACATTATATAACTGATGGTGATGGCGATGGCGAAGGTGATTGTAATAACGATAACTATTTAATGACCCCGCAAACAGGTACATTAAGATACATGGCACCAGAGGTTTTTTTTAACCGTCCATACAATTTAAAAGTAGATATTTATAGTTTAGGTTTAATTATATATTTTATAATTACCAATGAAAATCCATTTAATAGTTATTCTAAAAAAGACATAGAAAGCTACTTTAATACAGACGATTCTATGTTTTCCACAAGAAAAATTAATAATAAAGAAATTAGAACCATTATTAATAATTGCATAAATAAAGATGTTGCTGAAAGATGGGATATTAATAAGTTGTATAATGAGTGGAACTCACTCACTCAAACCGGTTATAAATGTGTAATCTCATAAATGTGTAATCTCATAAATGTGTAATCTCATAAATGTGTAATCTCATAAATGTGTAATCTCATAAATGTGTAATCTCATAAATGTGTAATCTCATAAATGTGTAATCTCCATAATTATATAATCTCGTAATTATATAATCTCGTAATTATATAATTATATAATGTTAAGAATAAACAACGTGCTTAATAATGCTATATTGAATTCATGCTATAATGATAATTTAACTATAAATAAACCATTGGTTGAAAGAATGGAAGAATCGCAAAGAATAAGAAATAAATACCCAGATAGAATACCAGTTGTTTGTGATAAAATACCTCATTCTACAATTAATTCCTTAAAGAAAAAAAAGTTCATCGTTCCAAAAAATTTAACTAGTATTCAAATGTCGTTTATTATAAGGAAACAACTTGATTTAACAAGCAATAAAGGATTATTTTTATTTATAGATAATATTATAGCAAACTCTATGATGACAATTGGCGAATTAGACACACACTATAGAAGTGAAGATGGATTTTTATATATTAAATATACGGATGAAAATGTCTTCGGATAATGTTTTTGTTGTTTATTCCATTCTTCGGGGGTATTTCTATATACACCATTATACATAGAACAATCTAATTCGTAATTGGGTTGTTCTATATCATATTTTTGTATTCGACATATTTTATAAAAAAACATTAATATATACATTTCTATTATAAATTGAAATATATTAAAATCGTAATTCAATATGATAACAAATATAATGGATGATGAATTAAAACAACGCTTGACAGAATTTGGACTTGGTCATTGTATTCCAATGTGTTGGGATGAATTGGGATTTCTCTCTATGACCGATGTTAATGAAACAGATTTAGATGATGATTTTACTGAATTAATTAACGATACATTTCAAAAAAAAGATGCAGATAATATTATTCTGTTTATTAAAACTCATAAGACCGCACGAACGGTTAGTTTACGTGCAAATTATCAATCTACTGCTGTGAGTTCTAGTATAATTGATAGTTCAACTGGTCGTGATATGCGCGAATGTTATCTACTTCTTCTTTGTAATAGGTCTAAAACTGTTAAAGACCGACAAGAATATTTCTACAATTATTTCGTTCTACCATACATCAGTAATATTGATGAAACATTAGACGAGAAAACATATATTAACTTTGAAGGAAGAACACACGAATTTAATCAAAATACAATATCAATTGGACGTGGTTGTCCTGAATATCCAGTTGATATTGTCATTAAATATCGCAATCCTTGTGACCTAAGTGTATCAAGAGTTAATTGTATCATTACAAGGGTTAGGTCTGATGAAGGATACGTTTATAATCTATTGGACGCCTGGTCTATGGTTGAAACGCGGGTTACTAAAACTAATCCTATGAATACATTGATTACATCAACAGATGATGTTAACATCATCTCATGGAATTCAAAAGAAACCGTGTATATTAGTTGTGGTGATAAATCTTGTAACAATAAAATCCAATTCATATCAAATATTTCACCTTCAAATGACCAAATAGAAGAATATGTCGTAGATGAGGTAGAAGAAAATATTGTAGAGGGGTTAAAAGAAGAAGAAAATATTGTGGAGGGGTTAAAAGAAGAAGAAAATATTGTGGAAGAGTTAAAAGAAGAAGAAAATCATTGTGTAATTTGTTTCGAACCTGCGACTATCCGACTAAGTTGTGGTCATGCCACATATTGTAGCAAAGAGTGTTTAGACAAACATGTTGCTCATCAAAATACTACAAATAATGCACCTGAATGTCCATATTGCAAAACTAACTGGCAATATAACAAAGTTAGTGTATGTGAACGATATTATAAAAATTAATATTGTAATATATATATATATTATAATGCCAGTATCTAGGAATAAAAAAACTAAATATAGATTTTTTGGTGGTAAACGCAAAAAAACTGCTGCTTCTAGCAAAAAAACGCGTACAAAAACGTGCCTATATAAATATAAATGCGATAAAACAAAAAGAAAAAAACAAAGATGTGTATACACATACATATGCCCGCCACCATCCAAATATTAAACATTAAACGTCATATTTGAACGTTCTATAAAACCTTTTTTATTTATTAACTAATTAATACCGACCGATTACATTTTTATAACGCGTTTCTTGTAATTTTGTGTAAGTTTCATTTTATTAAATCTACGTTTTAATTGTCAAAAGGTGTAAGACAATTCAATCTATTTAAACTGATTTGTTTACATTCATACTTTTAATCAATTTTATATAAAATTGATTAAAACAAATAAACATAACATTGTTAATTAAAAGAATGAACTATATTTTAATAGACGGTAGTTATTATTGTTTTTATAGATATTACGCATTAATAGCATGGTGGAAAAACGCGCATCCCGACGAAGAATTAGGTATTCCATACGAAAATGAATTGTTCGTAGAAAAATTTAAATCTACATTTAAAGATAAGATTAAAGAAATTCCTAAAAAACTTAAACTTAAACCTGATACTTGCAAAATTATATTTGCAAAAGATTGTTCGCGTAGCGATATTTGGCGAATGAATAATGAAAAAACATACAAAGCTAATCGTGTATACGACAGCACATTTATGGGAGGTCCGTTCTTTAAACTCGCATACGAAGAATTAATTCCAAATATATTACCAAATGCTATGATTTATTGCGACAATTTAGAAGCAGATGACTGTATAGCCATCGCAAGTAAGTGTATATTTAAATTAAAACTTGACGCAACATTATACATCATAACAAGTGATACCGATTATCTACAATTACTAAGACCTAATTTGTTTATTTATACATTAAAATATAAAGAATTAAAAGAAAGCAAACATTATTGTGGTGATCCAGAAAAATATTTATTTTGTAAAATATTAATGGGGGACAAAAGTGATAATATAGAAGGAATATTTAAAAAATGTGGTCAAAAAACAGCTGATAAATGCTGGGAAGACGATGCGTATTTTCAAGAGAAACTCAATAAAGAATGTGCGTTAGAAAAATATGAGAAAAATAAAAAATTAATTAGTTTTGACGAAATACCAAAAGAAAAAATAAAAGAGTTTGTTGAAAAAAATATAAATAAAATAAACTAATTATTAATAATGCCTTCTAATCTTAAATCATTTGATAACTATTGTAGATTTATTATAAAAAAAGACACCTATCTAGAAAAAATTGCTATTTCTTATTTACATAAGAATTTTAATATTAATGTAAAAAATCCATTAGAAATTTGTGCATTAATTAATTTAGACATTAAACCAACATTGTAAATGAGTTAAATATGGATTTATTATCTTTTTCTTTAATACCTTTTAATAACATAGGGATTAATAAATAAAACAATCTATAAAAAAAGATAATAACTGACATTATACCTATAATATACGAAAAATCCATTATATATAACGTCTTTTTATTTTTTTTGTTTTTATATATTTCCGAGGTTTAGATTTTAGACCTCTAGTACGTCTTTTTCCCTTCGTCGTACGTCGTCTCTGTCCCTTCGTCGTACGTCGTCTTTTACCTTTCGTACGTCTGAATTTTTTACCTCCATTCGGCTTCGCATTCGGTTTCGCTTCCGGTTTCGCATCCGGCTTCGCTTCCGGTTTCGCATCCGGTTTCGCATTCGGTTTCGCATCCGGTTTCGCATCCGACTTCGCATTCGGTTTCGCACCCGGTTTCGCATCCGGTTTCGCTTTCGGCTTATTACCAGATAGAGCTTTAGAATATAACTTTAATGGTTCATCTTTTTTTTTTATTTTATCTCGTGAATTATCGTTTAATTTTAATACATCAGTTTCAAATATATTTAATTTATAATCTAATAATTCTAAGATGGCTTGTCTCTTAGTTTTACAAGAATCAAATGGAGATATAATACGTCTTAAATCACTCTTTCTCTTAATTTTCTTGGTCAATACTACATCTACCGCTACATGAAATGTGAGTCCACCCGCTTGTAATAACGCTGTCATCGTTTCATCAGTGTCTTTTAAAGATAATGGTGTCTGCTTCAACGGACCGGGACTTCTATTAAAGTGAAAGGTAATTTCTTTATCATCACCATTACTATTATCAAAAAAATAATTCATATTATTAAAATTACTTCTTGAATAGTCATACACGTATCTTGATGAGTTTATTTCTTTATCAAATTTTAATTTTTGATACAATATTTTATTATATTTACTGGTAATTTTAGATCCACTTGTCATTTGAAAGTCATTTCCTTCCAAATTTATAATTTTATCTTTAATAAATGCTTCTTGAAGATTTTTAATATTCTCTATTATGTTTTTTGATACATCTTCATTTACTTTAATATTGTCATTTGCAGAAATACGTAATTTATTTATTTTATTGACATCTAAATTACCATATAAAATATCATGATCTTGTTTATCGTTATCTTTTTTTATTACGGTTTTATTAAACAATATTTTGTTTATTTCTGTTGCATCTAATTTAAAGTCTGATGGAAATATAATAGTTTTATTATATTTTGGATTTATCATGCTTGGTTCGAATTCTTTTAATAACGCACCATTCCTATATAAATATATTTTTAAATAATGAATATTGTCTCCAGGTGATTTAATAGTTTTTTTTTGTTCAAATAGTCTCATAAATGGATCATTTTCAGATATTTTTGGTGTTATACTATCACTCATAATTATATTATAGTTAGATTATTTGTTAGTAATAAAATTTACTACTATTTGATTTTAAATCATATGATTTTAAATTTTTTGTTTTATTTAAAACATCAATTGCTTTTTCCAATTCTTCAACCGATAATTCACCATCATTATTGGTATCTATTAATTCATATAAATGTTGCCATTTATCAGGTAACATACAATATTTACTATCTTCATTTAATACAAATCCTGCTAATAAAGTGAACGCGGCAGTCAATAATAATGAAATAACAAGGTCTTTAGAACCAATCCAAGCTATTGAAAATATTAACATTTGTCGTGCTACACCATTCTTTAAATAAGACTCTTGATTTTTACTAAACCCTAAAGGAACATATTTAGAACCTATATTTAACATAATCATTGCGATACCTGCTAAAAATTTACTACTATTTAATAAAATTAATTTATCATTAATTTTTTTTAATTTTTTCTTCAATTCTTTTATCATTAAACTTAATTGAGAAAAAATTAAAATTTCATAAGCGATCGCGTATCCGTATTAAAAGGTAAATTCACTTTACTATGTATTTTAGGTATATTTATATTACATATATTTTTAGATCTTATTTGATCTTCAATCGTAACTCTATCTTTACCTGTCACCATTAGGGTTTTAGGATCATTGTTTGTAAATCCTTGTCTACCATTACCAACATACACTTGCAAAGATGCCAATAAAATAATGGTGGCCAACAATCCTAATATGGTATGGTTTATTGTGAAAAACACAACCATTGATAATATAAATGCTCTGCCTGGAAAGGTGTTATATAAGTGTTCGAATGGTATAGGTTCTAACATCATAATAAGAACCAACATTACTAACATTAATATATTTTTATTAACTTTCATTTATATATTAATATATTATTTTTCAGTATGTTTTATAAAATTTAATATCTATTTTATAATAAGAATGACTAACTCTTTGTCCGATTGGGCTTCTCCTATTGATACAACTATTACTCAAAATAAAAACAGCAAGGCTAAGACCATGAAAAATAACGCAAAAAAAATTGATAAACATAAATTTAGAAAGTTATTAAATGATAATTCAGATTCAGATTCAGATTCCGAATCTGAAATAGCGGATTTTAATCCTCCACCTAAAGCCGAAATTACCAAAGGACCTAACATTGAGGAGGATAATGTCGTTCCAATCCCTGATTCCAGTAATTATGTCAGTTTTAATAATGATTTTCCTAAACAATATAATACCAATGTATCGCACCCTTTTTCACAATATGATAATGACAATGAAAACGAACTATTAACAAAAAAACTTAATTATATGATAAATTTATTGGAAGAACAAAAAGACGAAAAGACGCATACAATTACGGAGGAACTTATATTATATTGTTTTTTAGGAATATTTGTTATATTTTTGATTGATTCATTTGTTAAAATAGGGAAAAGTAAATATTCTAGATAAAGTTATCCATAGTATTAAATGCATTAAGTCTTTCTATTGTTTTTTCTGTGTTTGATTTATCAGAATTTGTGTTAAACAAATAATCTGTGTTTGTAGATTCTTCATTCTTTTTTATTTCTTTGTAAATTATATTTATTTTATTACATACAGATTCTACCATTTCTTTATTTTTAAACAAAGGGATATTGTAATTAATTGACTCACAACATAAAGAAATGGAATGATATAAGATGTATACTCTCCGTCTTTTTAACGTAGGCAGATAACATATAGAAAACAGGTCTAACAATGAATCGATAATTTTTTTTAAAGGTTTATTTTCCTTTACATGTTCTAATATAATTTCCCATACTATCCAAATAATATCATTTTGATACTTATTTTCTACTTTTACAAATGTTCTGTAGGATGCATTGCATTTTTCCTTATTTTTTTTACATATATTTTCAAATTCTAATATCCATTCAATCCAATAACAGGCCTGAAGACAATTATTAGTCTCTATACAATATCCTAATTCATTCAATGAAATATATAATTCCTTAGGATCATTTTCTGTAAATATGTCTTTGATATATGTCACGTTAGGAGCTTTTAGTTTTTCTGAAAAATGCGTCATATCAAAATCATCCGACTTTACTTTTATTTTTTCAAAACTATGCCTTTTATTTGACAAACATAAATTACATATTATTTCGCAGAATAATTTTCTAATTTTTTCATTGTTTCTCATACTCAATTCATTCCCTACATAACCATTTTTTAGTATTGTTCTAAAGTTCTCAAATCGCATCGCTATATATATCGGTAATTTAGGATTTCCAATATGTATGTATTTACTAAAATACAGCAAAATTAACTCCCATAAATCCATATAATGCCCACTACAAATCAATTCAGCACTCCAATTGCACGAATTTTCTATTTTATTTTTTAATAGATTATCTAATAACTCTCTTTTTACTTCATTTTTTTTGTATCCTGAAAATGATACACCCTTAAAATCATTCTCACTTCGTTTATCATTAATATCATATTTATCCATACTATAATATTAAATTTTTTTTATGCCAATAAACCGATAAGTTATGTGCGTTGTTAAGGCATACAACGAACCACCCCAAAATGTATCCGTTAATAATACTGACATGTCCCAATTTTTAAATATGGTATAATTTGTTAAATTATAGATACCATATATTGATATTCCTAATATAAAGGCATCCTCTTTACTTTTACGCCCTTTGATTATAAAATGATAAAGACCAAATGCCATCAATAAATAAGTTAATGCCATCGGTTGCTTACGTATACTCGCCTCCTCGGAGTTTTGTATTGTCTTAATCATTTTAATCATGTTGTCTTTAACATTATTAATATAAATACCATCTAACACCAATAGTATAACTAAAATATATAAATATTCCATCATTTATATATTTTATACGTTATAATTAATTTCAAACATTATAATTAATTTCATACATTATAATTAATTTCAAAAGAATATATACTTTTAAAATTATATATTCTTTTGAAATTATATACATGGATAACTTTAACAGAACATTACCGAGAATTGACCCCAATACTATGGTTCCTGATAATTATGTAACTAATCCTAGTAATAAATTCAATATGTCATTTTTCATAAAAATATTCGTAGTTATTATAATACTTGCCATATTTGGATTCAACATTTTTAATAATTTAGGATTTGTAACCGACCAAATTGCTTTCATAACTGAACCCATTGTATCATTCTTTGCAAGAATATTCGGTAAGACATCTAAAACCGTCATTAAAACAACTACAGCAGGAACAAGAGAAATGACTGAAATTATTGACGACACCGTAGATGTAGCCGATGAAACTATTACAAAAACAGCTAACAAAAAATCTGTTATGCCCATTCCAATTGCTAAAAAGAATAACTCAAACAACACAGGTCAAGATTATGAAGTAGAAAATGTTAATACTAAACCAGAACCTGATGAAAGTAATAGCATCGTACAACAAGGTAATGTAGGTAAAAAAGGATATTGCTATGTTGGCAACTGGAATGGATTCAGAAGTTGCGTAAAAGTATCGGATTCTGACGAATGTTTATCAAATCTTATTTATAAATCTGAAGCCGTTTGTAGAAATCCTGAATTAAGAACTTAAATATTATTTGTTTTTTTAAACCAATGGTCAAGCTTATAAATACAAATAAATACATTTTATCACGAACATTGTCTTATTCTCTAAGTTCTCCTATCGAGGTAATAAGACAAAACAATTTAGTTAATAAAACATTAACGATTGATAAATTTATAAATGGGTTTGCTATTACTACAATCAATTCTTATACTATAAGCAACATTTGCTACAGATTAACTGAATTTATAAACATAGATAATGTATTTATATCACTAATTATAAGTGTATTAGTAATGAATATCATATCAATTCCATTAATTTATAATCAAAAACGAATCATTGTCGGATATCCATTAGAGATTATTCCAATAAAAAAAATCATAAAATTATATAAATTATCTATTATTGATGGTTTAATAGGTGAACTTATTAGATATAAATATAGCAATTATATATCTAATAAAATCTTTAATGCTATTAAAATTAGTGTGGTAACATACCCATTTGACATTATAAAGTCTAAAATAATATATGATAATGCAGTAATTTTTAAATCTCATGATCCATTGATGAATATATGTAGAAAAATATTACAAAATTACATTTTTTTACATATATTTACTTTATATGATTCAATAATATTTATGTTAAATAAATTAGTTAAAAACTATATTTAATGACTATATTTAATGACTATATTTAATCACATGCTAACGACATATTAATTTTAACATTATTATCAAATATATAACTACCAGAGTTATCATTCCAAAATAGTGGAACAGTCTCATTAATGTTTGCAAAATCAATATCATTAGTTAAATAATCACGATTACTGATAAAATATACCTTGTTATTATGTTGTCCAATATAACCGGATAATTTATTGAATCCACCAGCTTCAGTTAATTTTACATTAACTTTTTGTATTTCATTAGAATCTCTAAAGATTATATATTGATTATAATACTCTGTATATGTTTTATTGCTTGATATATCATTAAACGACGCATCTGATATTGTTTTTATAAAAGTATAATTATATTCTAATATTTTATATTTTAACATCATTATTGCAACATCTGATAAATCTGCTATCGAGTCATATGCAGACGTATAAAACCCTCCAAATATTGAGGCACTTGCATCTTCCTTCCATTGATCAACATCACTAAAATACGTGGTGTTATCATCAGAGATTGCACCTATTTCGTTCACATACAATATTGCACTTGAAATATCATTAATAGAATAATTATTGATTTCTTCAAATGATAAACCTATAAATTCATTCATATTAAAGCATAGATCAATTGTTGTATTTGATACAATCTTATATGGTTCTGAAAAATTATTAGGCGTGCTATTAAAGTAATCATAATTGGACGAACCACCATAAGAATATTGGGTTCGTGTGTTAGTGTCCGTTGTAGGTATAGCTAAAAATTCATTATTAACTTTAATATCCCATTTACCTGGAACACCACTTGCACTTGGAGGATGACTTATTGTTCTAGAAGTTGCACTACACCTACTTCTGTTAATTCTTCGTATATTTGAATATTTTTGTGCCTTTGTTAGTCCTGCACTGTTTTTCTTATATTGAAGCACATCGTATTTTCTTTTTTCATCTAATTGTTTTTTTGTATAAGATGAATCAATACAAATATTCTCGATTCTAGACCAATTTCTATTTGGTATAGAAATTGGTGAATATTCTTCACCTATAATATTTTTCATAAATACTTATATATTAAATAATATATTATTTAATAACCATACCATTTTTGAGATAATTTACTTATATTATCACCTTCACTTGGTTTAATACCAGAAAGTGAGTTAAGATTGGGTCCTTTATTACATATGTTTTGTATTTCTACTGCTGATATTCCTTTATTATGATATTTTAATGATGATATATATCCGTTCCATCCGTCATTTAATCCAAAATGTACATCATGATATGTTTGTTTCATTACATGTTCTACATAATGTCTTGTATGAATTACGCCATTGACATATGCATCTAAAACGTTGTTTTTAGCTCTAATTACTAAACAGAACCATTTGTCTAATGGTATACCTGATATATCAATTGATTCAAATAACTTGTTAGTTGAATTGAGGCCACCGACGTTGCCGACGGCGTCATATATATTGCTGTAGTCACCCATTGTACTCATTATAAATCTAATTTTGTTTGTTGCTTTGGACAAGTATAGTCCGGGCGAATTTATTGGGAAGGCCATACCTTGATTATAACCATATAAATAATCTGGCGAATATAACCCACTACCATATGACAATACCTCGCGCTCGGGACCTGCGGTGCCGGTGTCGACGCGACTGCCGACTTTCGCATTTAAGTTGGTGCTGTTGAGCAAAACACCATAATTAAAATTCGTTTCTAACCAAGCTTCGATATCAGTCAAACTACTTGCTTTGCGCGTGCAGCGGTCCATGCTGGGCGTGCATTCATCTTTTAAAATTGTATCAATTGGTCCTTTATGGAATATATGACTCCAAATATCATCGTTCGAAGAACTAAAATTACCATCACTGTTTACAAATAACCATGTACTCCACGTAAATTCCATTCCCGACGATTGATTTCTTGATCTAAAAATAGTAACAGAATCAGTTAGACCAGGATCCTGTGTTACAGTTTTCTTTTCTATACCACTTAACATACCATCTAAAATGTAAGGTGATTCGCTAGGATTTTTAAACATAAAAATTAATGCCATTCCTATTCTCGCCAAAAACACAACAACCATAATCATTACAATTATCAATGTAAGTTTCATAATAAATCCCATAGATTTTGAAGTATTTTCTGAACCTATTCCTTGAGGTATCAAATTATCTAATCCAGCTGCCTGTTCCATTTATATTATAATAATATAAAATAAATGGTTATATAAGTTTATTTATAGTTTATATTCTGCGGTTTATATACTTATGGTAGATGTAACTTCTTCGCCATCCTTAAAATTAATATCTAAGCCTCTGTTACCAATCATATTTGCTAAAGATGAACCACCTGGTCCACTTTTATATATGTCATATGCTTCATTAGGTGTTAATGAATTATTAAAAAACTTGAATTTTGATGTATAACCAGAAAATCCCATTGTTAAACTAGTATAATTTGTTTCATTGTCTTGTCTATCGAAAACATAAAATGGATTTCCTAAACTTACTACTGCGCTGTCTGACTCAGGAAATTCTATCAATAAATTTTCTACTATTTTACTAGAAACTAACTTTCCATTGATATATAAATCTAGTAAATTATTGTATACCGATAATGTGATATTAACCCATGTTTGCAATGGAAAATCGTTAATACTGAACTCCTCATCGCCAGCCACATGTATTTTCAGTGTAGGCATGTTTTCATCTAACGCCATTAACACCTGAGAATTGCCGGAGATATCAGCAATAGCATTATCCGTGGTCGTGAGGGCCGACCCAGTCGAGGCGGTGCCGTTTGTCGCAGTGTCACCGCCTATATAGCATATTATTTTGGCGGCGTCATCTATTCCATTCCAGTCTTTTACATAAACCCATATGGATGTAGCAAATGCGGCTTTTAATCCCACAGGTACCCCAAACTCTTTTGAATCAATATATTTATAGTATCTTGCATCATTTAAACCGGATGTTATACCTTTATCATCCTTAAAGAAATAATATACAAATAACAGAAGTAAAATAAATACAACTAACATAGCAACTATTTGAAGAGTGTCCATATAATATATCAAAATAAATTATATTATCGGTGGATTATTATTTATTAAATTAGCATAATTCTGATTTATTTTATCAATACTCAATGAATATGGATAATAAATTATGTTACATATGCTTCCAGTCATACCATTATTTTGTCCTATTGTTATTAAATTATATTCTTCTCTGTTTATAAATACATTAGATACTGTATCCCTTAATATACCATTCATAAATATATCTACTTTATTATCATAATACTTAAAAATAAAGTTATTCCATTTCTGTGATGGAATATTAGATTCTAAATGAATAAATTTAAATGTATCTTTATTATTTTCTCTTATCGTAAAACGTATAACATTATTTTCATTATTTACTAAACCATATTGTACTTTAATTTTATTACCATAATCTAAAACATCTAACCAATCATCAGTTATTATATTTTGTTGTGTTGGATTTATATAAACCCAAAATGATAATGTATAATTTACTACTAAAGATGAATCTTTATGATATTCGGTATTATAAGTACCTGAAATATCATTGTTATACAATCTTTCATACTCAGTTTTACTATCATTTTTTTTTTCAAGTAGAGTCGTTGCCTTATATTCCATATTATCAAGTTCTACCTGTGGGGTATAATTTTTTGAACCCATTTTTGCATTGTTTATTTCTGCAAAAGAGATATCCCATATTAAATCCGTGTATTTATTACTATATTTTTTATATAAATTTGATGCTTCTATTGTTTCATCCCTATATTCAATATCTTTACTATAACCACTTCTCAAAAAGTTGCTTGATTTCTTTTTATTCTCTAATAATTTTGTGCTGCCAACCTCATAATAAGTATCTAAATATTTTGGTTCATTTAATAATGACACACTATTTCTAAAATATAAAGCATTATAAAGCGTAGGATACGCCAAAAATAAAATCACTAATATTATTTGAATAACCAACAATAGATTAGTTACATTATTTGCTAATTTCAACTCTTTATTAATATATTTAACTAAATCTAAAAACAAACAAGGAATATATATAATTATCAAATAGATGAAATTAAAGTAAGAAAACCTATCTACTTTTATTTTATTTATTACTGGTTCTAAATTGACAGCTATTATACCTAAAAACACAATTAGAATTAAAATTAGTAAAAATACCTTACCACCATATTTTAGATTTTCTTTAACTTTTTTAAATATTCCTATTTTATCCAAAATAGGTTTCGCATTTTCATTATATGCATTTACTGCGTTAATATACATCGGTAATGTCGA